ACTATCGTGAGGAATATCCAAAACTCAGACCGGAAGATTTACTGAATATAGCAAAGGTCTTTAAGAACGAACACGGCACTCTTGAACGTCTTGTGAGGATAACAGGTCTTACACCGCAAAGGGTGGCACGATACATACACGAGCAGGAAATGACACCTCTTGATTACAGCGACTATCTGGAGCAGTGCGAAATGCTGGAGTATAACATTCACGATACAATGATAGCTTTGCCACACGATTTCTGGACAATGCACAACAGGCTTACTCAGATCATCAACTATGAGCATGACGAGCTTGTTTTGCAGAACTTCACGAAAAGGCTTGCAGAGCGTGTCTGCCTTGAATTTTCGGCAGACGGCTTACTTGTCAGACAGCCACACAGTTTGAAAGAGATAGAGGACGAGGGCAGGATACTTTCCCATTGTGTGGGTGGATATGCAGAACGCCATGCTATGGGAAAACTCAGCATAATGTTTCTGCGGAAAGCCACTGAGCCTGACAAGCCTTACTATACTGTGGAAGTTAGCCAATACGGTGGTATCGTGCAGTGCAGAGGATATAGGAACAACGTGGTACAAAACGGCGGCGAGGACAAACCGCAAGAGATAAAGGACTTTGAACAGAAGTATCAGCGGTATCTTGACAGGGTGTTCGCTGAGAAACGAAAGGAGTGTAAAAGTGCATGAATGAAATTTCATCAGACTACATCAAGGCGGCTGAGCTTGACCGCAGGATAAAGACCTCAGCTCAGCTTGCACAGCAGAGCCTTTACGATATGTGTATGGGCTTTAAGGAAATGAGGGACAGCAGGCTTTACAAGGAGCTTGGGTATTCGGAATTTAATGATTACTGTAAATCTGAAACAGGCTTTTCGGACAGACAAGTATATAACTACATTTCGATTGTTGAGAAGTTGCCGAAAGAATTAGTGAACTCGAGTTCACTAATTGGAGTAAAGAAACTAACACTTCTCACCAAGCTTTCTGAGAACGAACGTTCTGAACTTACCGAGAACACCGACCTTGAAAATACATCAGTAAGAGAGCTTGAAGAAAAGGTCAAACAGCTTAAGATCAAGGCTGACAAGGCAGATATGCTCAGTCACAGGCTTGAGGATATGAACAACATCTGCGATACGATCTCGAAACAGAGAGATAAGGCAGACAGGCGAATACGTCAGCTTGAGGGTGAGATAAAGGAGCTTGAAAACCGTCCTATCGAGGTAGCTGTGGAAACAGACAGCAAAGAGGTGGCAGACCTTAAAGACGCTATGCGACGTGTTGACCTTGACTGGTCGGAAAAATATTCAAAGCTTGAAGAAGACAGCCTGAAAGACCGCAGAGAACTTTTGCAGAAAGCTGAGCAGGCTGAAAAGGACAAGCAGGACAAGCTTTCACAGCTTCGTGAGGAGCTTGACAGAACTAAGGCGGAGTATGAGAAAAAGCTTGCGGAGAAGGCGGAGATCACGTCAACGCAGGACGATAAAGCCATATTCAAGGCCTATCTTTCCACCGCTGTTGACAGCGTAACAAGGCTCGTGGGCTTTGTGAACGAGCATAATGACAGCGACAATTACGGACTTTTCACACAGAAAGCAAGACAGCTTGCGGATATTATCAATTCAAAACTGGAGGTATAAAAATGAAACTTTATGAGCTTACAAACGATTTTCAGAGGCTTTTTGACAGCCTTGAGGATATGACGGAAAATGCCGAGCTTACGGCAGAGGAAAAGGCTGAGGCTGAAAAGGTGTGGTTTGATACCCTTGAATGCGTCGAGGCTGAGTTTACAGACAAGGCGGAGAACGTTGCGGCTTATGTTAAGGTGCTGAGCAGCGAGGCGAAAATGCTTGAAGCAGAGGAGAAAGCCCTCAAAGCAAGACGTGAGCAGAAGGTCAAGCAGGCAGAGAGCCTTAAAGCTTATCTTATGAACAGTATGCAGAGGGTCAACCTTAACAAAATAGAGGGCGTTATGGCTAAGATAAGCATTACAAAGGGCAGGGAAAGCACCGAGATAACAGACCCGAAAGCCTTCGTGGAGTGGGCAAAGGTCAATGATGACAACCTGCTGAAATACAAAGATCCTGACATAAGCAAGACGGCTGTCAAGGCGGCTATCGAGGCAGGCAGGAAGATACCATATGCGGCAGTTGTCCGCAGACCGGGACTGACCATAAGATAAGGAGGAAAAGAGAATGGGACTTGCGATACTTGTATTAGGCTTTTCGGGAAGCGGCAAATCTGCTTCCCTGAGAAATTTCAAAGAGGACGAGCTTGCACTTGTGAACGTGAATGGAAAACAGCTTCCGTTCCGCACGCAGTTTAAGTCAACGATACATACTGACAATTACGGTGAGATAGAGCGCTTTATGAAAGCTCAGACGGCAAAGTCCATAGCCGTTGACGATAGCCAGTATCTTATGGTGAACGAGTTTATGCGCCGTGCAAAGGAAACGGGCTATCAGAAGTTCACCGACATTGCAAAGAATTTTTGGGAGCTTGTGAGAAGCGTTGAAATGCTTCCGGAGGACGTTATCGTGTATTTTCTCAATCACCTTGATACAGGCGAGGACGGCAGGCAGAAAGCTAAAACTATCGGCAAGCTGCTTGACGAGAAGATAACTGTCGAGGGTATGTTCACAACTGTGCTTAAAACTGTTGTGGTTGACGGCAAGTATCTTTTCGCCACTCAGACGGACGGCACTGACACCTGCAAAAGTCCTATCGGGTTGTTCGACAGTATGTACATAAGCAACGATCTGAAACTTGTTGATGAAGCGCTGAGGACATACTATCACCTTGCGGACGAGCATATCTGCTCAGAGTGCGGAAAGACGATAATGTCAGACGGCAGGCGTACAGTTCAGCAGATAATAGACGGCTCGATGAAGAATTACGGCAAACAGCTTTGCATGAAGTGCGTTCTGAAAAGGGTAAAGGCGGCGAAGTCCAATGAAACTGCGAACGTATCAGAATGAGCTGGTGGAGCAGGTAAGAAAGGCGTGGAGAGCAGGGTATAAAGCACCCTGCATAGTCCTGCCCTGCGGCGGCGGAAAGTCCTGCATTGTGGCTGAAATGGCAAGGCGAACGACCTTTAACGGCAAGAGAGTGCTTTTTCTCGTCCACAGACGTGAGCTTGTGGAGCAGATAAAAAAGACGTTTATTCGCTGGGGCGTTGATATGAAACTCTGCGAGGTGGGTATGGTGCAGACTATTACAAGACGGCTTAAAAAGCTTGCCAGACCTGCACTTATCATAACTGACGAAAATCACCACAGCCTTGCTCAGTCCTACAAACGCATATACGAATACTTTTCGGACGTGCCGAGAGTGGGCGTTACAGCGACCCCTGTTCGCCTTAATGGTGACGGGCTTGGTGACGTGAACGACAAGCTTATCATTGGCGTATCCGCAAAGTGGCTTATTGATAACAACTGTCTTGCACCTTATGATTACTATGCTCCTGACGTTGCCGACCTTACAGGACTTCACGTTTCTCACGGAGAATATATGGCGGCGGAGATAGAGAAAGCTATGGTGAAAAACACTGTTTTCGGCGACGTCATAAAGTATTACAAACAGCTTGCTTTGGGCAAAAAAGCGGTCTGCTACTGTGCTTCCGTCAGACATTCTCAGCGAACGGCAGAGGTGTTTAATGAAAACGGCATAAAGGCGGCACACATCGACGGCTCGACCCCAAAGGCAGAGCGTGACAGCATTATCTCAGCTTTCCGCAGGGGAGATATAACTGTGCTGTGCAACGTTGACCTTATCTCCGAGGGCTTTGACGTTCCTGACTGCGAGTGTGCAGTACTCCTGCGACCCACCAAGAGCCTTACTCTTTACATTCAGCAGGCTATGAGATGTATGCGGTATCGCCCAAATAAAAGAGCCGTCATAATCGACCACGTTGGCAACTATGCAAGGTTTGGTATGCCTGACGACGACAGGCAGTGGAGCTTGGAGAAAAAGCCGAAAGCTCAGCATAAAAAGCAGGAGCAGAGCGACAAGGTGAAACAATGCCCCGAATGTTTCTATACTTTCTCCGCTCCTCCTGCGGGGGTGAAAGTATGCTGTCCTCATTGCGGATATGAGTTTCCCTCAGCCGAGAGAAAGCTTGAAACAGACAGCAGCGTGGGTCTTGTAAAGGTGGAGGGATTTAAGCTTGACTTTTCAAGTCCTGCCGATTGTCATACCTATCCCGAACTTTTGCAGTATGCGAAAAGTCACGGCTACAAATCAGGCTGGGCGTATTATCAGGCAAGGCAAAGGGGGCTTATAGGTTGACGGAAGAACACAGAATACAAAACGAGATACGCTGTGCGGTATCGCCCTACTGCACTGTCTTTCGTGTGAACGTGGGCGAGGGCAGAACAGTTGACGGCAGATATTTCACCACAGGTGTGCCGAAAGGTTTTTCAGACCTGTTCGGTGTAAGGCATAAGGACGGCAGAGCTGTCTTTATCGAAGTCAAAACAAAGTCGGGACGAGTTCGTCCTGAGCAGAAGAAGTTCATAACAAAAATGCGTGAGTGCGGAGCATTGGCAGGCATATGCCGATCAGCAGAGGACGCAGTAAATTTACTAACGGAGGAATAAAAAATGGGATTTAAGTCAAATCAATCAGAGGCATTTCAGAACGGATTAAAGCCTGAGGGCGTTTACGAGTGCATCATAACCGCTATCGAGGAACGCACAACAAAGAAAGGCTCGGTGGGTCTTAACTTCACTCTCGTCATCAGAAATGACGTGCAGGGACAGAAATACGGCAACTCCTGCCTGTTTCACACCATATGGAAAAAGCACGAGCCTAACGAGAACGATATGCAGGTGGAGGGCTACAACTTTGCTCAGCTTATGGCAATGGGCAAGGCGGCTAAGCTTCCTGACGGCAAGGAGTATGACAGCCTTAAAGCATACTGCACCGACCTGCTGAACAAGTGCATAAGGGTAGATCTCACGCACGAGGAATGGAACGGCAAAGAGCAGGAACGCATTAATTTTGTCAACCCTACAAAGTATCCTGAGTGCAAGCATAAGTTTAAGTCCTCTGCACCGAAGGCGGACAGCTTTGCAACTAAGCAGACGGGCTTTGCAACGCCTAAGACAAATACGCAGGCTGACAGCGCCATAGGCTCCCTTGAAGATTTTGAGGACGTGCTTACAGATGACGGCGTGCCGTTCTGATTTCTGAGAAAAGCGAAAAGTCATAGTGCTTTTGCATAAAAACGCAGATGATATTTTGTGCAAACAAATGATTTATATTTTAATTTGGCAACATTTCTGCAATTGTTGCATTTTTAATGCAACTTTTAGGGTGTTTTTCGGGGATAAGTGAAAGGCTTTGACTTTTCAAAATTTATGTTAGGAGTTGGATATATGTACGAACAAATACCGCAGGAGCTTAAAGCCCTGCCAAACTGGATATGCTGGGACGCTGTGCCTGATGAAAAGAGAGGGAAGATAAAGAAAGTGCCGATAAACGCACTTACCGGCGGAGGGGCTATGTCAAATAACCCCTCTACTTGGTGCGATTTTGATACGGCGGTGAGAGCCTCAGAAAAACATTCGGGCATAGGATTTATGTTCGGTGGCTGTCCATATTTCGGTGTTGACATTGACGGCAAAGAGGAGGAGCTTGAAGCATACCAAAGGGGAGAGAACGGCAACATCATATCTGAATTTATCTCCACTCTGCAAAGCTATACTGAGATATCTCAATCGGGCAAGGGCATACATATCATATGCAGAGGAACGCTCCCGAAGCGTGGCAGACGTAAAGGCTCAGTTGAGATGTATGAGGACGGCAGATTTTTCGTTATGACAGGCAACTCCTGCTCAGAATATGAGGGCATCGCAGAATGTTCCGACAGCATAAAGCCATTGCACGAAAAGTATATAGGAGGCGGTCACGAGCCTGTGGCAAAGGCTGTTCCTGCTGTCAGACTTGACACCGCAGACCAGATAATCAAAGCGGCGGCAGGTGCAAAGAACGGCGGAAAGTTCGTGTCACTCTACAGCGGAAGAACCGCAGGATATACCTCTCAATCTGAGGCTGATATGGCGTTCTGCTCAATGCTTGCGTTCTGGACAGGCTGTGACGCAGAGAAAATGGATATGATATTTCGTTCCTCTGGTCTTATGCGTGAAAAGTGGGACAGGGCGCAAAGCGGTTCGACCTATGGCGCACTGACCATTCAGAAAGCCATTGCAGATTGCGACAAGACCTATTCGCCAAAGTTTGCAGGGGGATTTTCTCTTAACTTCAAGTCGCCCTCTGAGCCGATTTCTGTGGGTGCTGTGGAGCAGGAAGAAACCAAGCCAAGACTTTATTCATTTGACGATACGGGCAACGCAGAACGCTTTGTTGACCTTTTTGGCGAGCAGGTGAGATACTGCTATACAGACAAACGCTGGCTTTGGTATGACGGCAGAAAGTGGTGTACCGATATGACAGGCACAGTAAAACGTCTTGCTGACAAGGCTGTGGCTTGTATGGCGGCAGAGGCAAAAGTGTACGCTCAGCTTGACGCAGACGAGGGAACGGATATGGCAAAGGCTTTTGAAAAGCATATGAAGTCCTGCCGTTCTAACAAATCAAAGAACGCAATGCTAAGCGAGGTCATGCACCACGTTCCTGTTCTGCCTGCTCAAATGGACAGATTTAAAACTGTTCTCAATACCCCGGGTGGAGTTATCGACCTGCGAAGCGGCGGCATATCTCCTCACGACCCTATGACATATCTGACGAAAATGACAGCCGTTGAGTATTCAGAGAATGCCGATTGTCCTCGCTGGCTTGCCTTTCTTGATGATATTTTTAGAAAGGATAAAGACCTTATCAGATACGTTCAGAAAGCTGTGGGATATTCCCTGACTGGCTCGACCACCGAGCAATGTGCGTTCTTTCTATACGGAACAGGACGAAACGGCAAGTCAACTTTCATTGATATCATAAGGGATATTTTCGGGGACTATGCGGCAAATATCCAGCCTGAAACTATTATGGTGCGTTCAAATCAGAGCACCGCCATAAACAGCGATATTGCAAGGCTCAAAGGTGCAAGGCTCGTGACAAGTGTTGAGCCTAACGAGGGCGTGCGTATCAACGAGGGTCTGCTCAAACAGCTTACAGGCGATGATACCGTTACCGCAAGAAAGCTTTACGGCGACGAGTTCGAGTTCAAGCCTGAGTTCAAGCTTTGGATGGCGACAAACCATAAGCCTGTCATCAGAGGAACGGATACGGGCATATGGCGCAGGATACATATGATACCATTCACTGTGCAGATACCCGAAGAAAAGATAGACCGCAGGCTGAAATACAAGCTGTCGGCGGAGCTTACGGGCATATTCCGCTGGGCAGTTGAGGGCTGTCTGCTGTGGCAGAAAGAGGGGCTTAAAATGCCTCGTGCCGTCCTTGAAGAAGTGAGGGAGTACCGCCGTGAAATGGACGTTATCTCTGCATTTGTTGAGGATAAGTGTACTGTGGGCAAGGGTCTGAGCGTTAAGTCAAGTCAGCTTTTTGCAGCATATCTTAACTGGGCTGAGCAGAACAATGAATATCGTATGAGTTCAACAAAGTTCGGTATGGAGCTTGCAAAACGCTTTGAGAAAGTAAGAACAAGGGGCGGTATATACTTCAATGGGCTGTCACTTGATAATGTGTAAGTAATTGTAAGCGTGTAGGGTTGTGTAGGGTTGAAGGGTTTTT